ACCGACAATTTCTTCTGCGTCTCGCAGGCGCTGACGCCCCACAAGATTTCCATCGTCAAGCACTCCGGTGCGTTCTGGGGGCAGTGCGTCCAGAGGTCGATGGAGAGCGTCATTGATGACTACGATGTAATTCTAGCCATCGATTACGACACGATCTTCACGGCCAAGACGGTCGAGGCGCTCATAACGCTCCTCTACTGGAGCGGCTACGACGCCATCGCCCCGCTCCAGACGAAGCGGGAGGCGAACGCGGTCATGTTCGCTCTGGCCGGCAAGACGCCAGAGGAGCAGACAACCGTCGATAGCGATTGGTTCTCGAAACCCGTCCAGCAAGTCTCCACCGCGCACTTCGGCTGCACGCCGATCAAGACGGCGGCGCTGAAGAAGATGGAGAAGCCGTGGTTCCTTGCCCAGGCCAATGAAAAAGGCGAGTGGACCGGCGGCCACGTTGACGAAGACATTTATATGTGGCGGAAGTTCGAGGCGGCCGGCAACAAGCTCGGCATCGCCACGAACATCAGCGTCGGCCACGCCGAGCTGATGATCACCTGGCCGTCGCGGGAGGCCGAGGACGGCAAGGTGCAGCAGCACACGACGGACTACTGGGCCGAGCGGAAGCCGCACGCGAAGGCGTGGGGGGTGGTGGAATGAAGATCAGGGTTCTCAAGTCGTTCGGCGGCTACAAGGCAGGCCAGGAGTTCGACTGGGGCGACGGCATGGCCCGCATCTTCATCGGCCGCGGCCTAATCGCCCCCGTCGAAGAGCGTACCGAGGCGGCGGTCGTCGAGCAGCGTGCGGAGCGGGCGATGATCGAAAACCGTCCTAGGAAGAGGCAGTCGAAATGATCACCGGAAACGGCCTTGTCTACGTCGTCCCGCAGTCGCCGTCGGTCGGCATCACGCCGTACCGCAGTCTTCGCCGCCACACCGAGCCGGCGGTCGAGCCGGTGACGCTGGCCGAAGCGAAGGCCCACTGCCGCGTCGATGTCGCCGATGATGACGCCTACTTGTCTACGCTGATCGCGGCAGCTCGCGTGTACGTCGAGGACATTCTGGACGTATCGATGATCTCGACCGTCTGGGAGGCCCGCTACGACGCATTTCCGCTCTGGGAGGTCACGCTGCCCAGGACGCCGATGCAGGCCCAGACCGTCACTGTCGTCTACCGCGACGAGGGCGGGACAGATCGCACCATCACGAGCGCGGCAAACGCCTTTCAGGTGGACGTCTACGCCACGCCCGGCCGCATCTACCCTCTCTACAACGGCGTCTGGCCGGCGGTGCGGGGCGACGAGAACAGCGTGCTCGTCCGCTGGACGGCGGGCTACGGCTCGAGCGGCACGGCGGTGCCGGCGACGCTCAAGCATCTGATCCTGCTTTTGGTAGCCCACTGGTACGCAAACCGCGAGCCGGTGACGCAGGCGAATCTCCAGATTCAGAACATCCCCATGACGTTCCAGACGCTCCTGGCTGCGTCTGGCTGGGGAGGCTACCGATGAGCCTGACGGCGACGGTGCAGGCGAACGTGGCGGCTACCCGCACCGAGCAGAGCGGGCTGACGCGGGCCTCCACCGAGCACCCCGTCTCGTTCTCGTTCAATGTCGGCGACTGCTCCAAGGTCTGGAGCGACCGCCGCACGTTCGGCTCCATCGGCCACGACGATATCGACCTGCTCACAAGCGGCATCGCGATCGTGAAGCTCGTCTGCATCAAGAACCTGTCGAGCACCTCGGCCATCGCGATGACGGCGGGCTGGAGCGGCACCGACTTCCGCAACTTCGTGCAGGACGCCGTGGGCTGGAACTTCTCGCCGATGATCAACCTCGGCGCGCTAACGCTCCGCGGCTACCCGATCCGCGAGGGCGGCGCCTTCCTGCTTTCCTGCCCCAACTCGAGCGGCTTCGCGACGACTTCGGGCGGCAGCATTCTCCGCATCGGCGGCGTTCAAGGCGAGCAATACGAAATCTACGTCATGGGGAACTGACCGATGCCTCTGAATGCCCAAGTCGCCGTATCCATCGTGGCCCACGAAACCGCCGCCAGCGATCTTTCGCGGGCGATGCGTGTCACGCCGGCCACCTACGCGATGCTGTTCACCGACGGCACGGCGGCGAACCAGGCCCAGGTGGTGTGGAGCAAGACCGGCACCGCGGGAGCCGCAGGGACTGCGGATTTCGCGCTCGGCAGCCTCGCCGACACCCGCGACGGGGCGGCGGTAACGGTGGCGTTCTCGGCGGTGAAGGTCGTGTACGTCCGAAATACTGCGGCGTCCGGCAACCTTCTCGTCGGCGGCCTGTCGCCGGGTTTCGCCGGATTCCCCGCCTCCGGCACGGTCGCCATCGCCCCCGGCGGCGTCTACTGCGTCGTGTCGCCGAGCGACTCAGGCTTCGCCGCGGCCACGGCGAGGATCGCGTCTTCGTCTGGAACCGTCACCTACGAGGTCATGTTCATCGGCGAGGGCACCGTAACGTGATCAAGGCCGGGATGCTCAACGAACGGGTGACGATCCAGGCTCCGACTGAGATTCGGAGTCCGATGGGCGAGGTCACGCTGTCGTGGGCGAGTGCCGGCACTGTCTGGGCCTACGTCGAAGGGTTGTCGAGCCGCGACATCCTCCAGGCCCAGCAGGCTAACGTCATCGCCTCCCACAAGTTGATCATCCGCTACCGGGCCTCGGTGACGGTTCAGCACCGGATCGTCTGGCGCGGCAAGACGCTGGAGATCGCCAGCGTGACAGAGCGGCAGCGCCGCACAATGATGGAAATGCTCGTGCGAGAGATGCAGTAACCGAGAATCCTCGCCAGCGGCCTCACCGGCCGCGAGACGGCCAGCGCCTTCGCGAGGGTGCAGTTCACCGGCATCAACGAATTCGCCGCCCGCCTGCAAAAGGCGGCCGACGCGCTGGGCAGGGATCAGTCGGCCTTCTTCCTGCGGGCCGTCAGGAACGCCTCGCTGCCGATCAAGGTCGGCTACATCAACAAGGTCCGCGACGTCACCGGGAATCTGCGGAAGTCGGTCAGGACCGAGACAAAGAACTACGGCAACGGCGTCTACGTCGCGATCACCGGGCCGGCGCAGTCGGGCAATCGTGGCTCCGATCCAGAAGAAGGTAGCGGCAATCACGCCTGGCTGGTCGAGTTCGGCACGGGCTACCGAAAGCCCGGCACGCAGGGCCGCCGCACCTACGTCAACGTCCACCAGCAGATCAACGGCCGGATGAAGCGAACGCAGACGATGAATGACGAGCAGTTCGCTCGCTCAGGTGTCGGCTACTACTTCATCATGGGTAGCAGAGACGAGCCGACAAGGCAGGCGAGGCGAGGCAGCGGCTACCCGCATGACTTTATCCACACCCTCGGGCCAGGGGAGATGCTGCGACCCATGCCGGCCAAGCACCCGATGGAAAACACCATCCGCGAGTCGGCCAACGTGGTGCAGACCCTCCTGAACAACGCAATCTCCAGGCGGATGGCGAATCTCTAATGCTCATCTCACCCGAAAAGCACGTCTACCTGAAGCTTGTCTCTACGCCTGGCGTCGTCCGGCTGGTGGGCTTTCAGGTCTACCCGATTGCCGTGCCAGCGAAGCCCGTCGCCAGCCTGCCGTTCATCGTTTACAAGCGGTCGAACATCACGCGGGAATCGTCGCTGTCGGGGCCGATGTTCATGCCGCTAGTAAGCCTCCAGATTTCGTCGTGGGCGCTGACTTACGACGGCGTTCGGGAGCTGGGCGACGAGGTGCGGCTGGCACTTGACGGCCACACCGGCACACTCGCAAATGCTACTATTGAAGATATGAGGTTGGTGTCGGAAACCGACGACTTCCTCGATCCGACCGTGGCTGGGGCACAACTGCCGCCGGCCTACGAGGTGAGGCAACTGTATCAGATTAGGTGGCAGGAATCTGCCACTTAGTAACTGGCGCAAGGAGGCGCAACAAACATGGCCGGCGTTTCAGCACAGGGACTGACGTTCTCGTTCGGTGGCAGCAATCTCACCGTCACCTCGTTTCAGGTCAATGACACGCAAGACCTCATCGACGCTACGCACCTCGGCATTGGGCCGAACCAGCGCCGAGTGTTCGTCGGCGGATTCGCCACCGACCGCGAGGTTACCTGCGACTACATCTCGACGAACGTGCTCGCGGCCGGCAACTCCGGCGCCCTGTCGATCTCCGGCCCCGTGTCGTTCAGCGGGAACGCGACGATCTCGTCGGCCTCGATCGGCGGCTCCGTCGGCGCCCTCATCTCTGGGAGTGCGACCTTCCGCGTCGCGTAAGCGATGGCTGGATTCGTCGCATCAGGCGCAACCTTCACGTTCTGTGGCGTCAGGGCCACGGTCACGCGGGTGTCTGTTGAGGCACCCACAGCGGAGATCGTGGATATGACTGCGCACAACTCTCCAGCCAACCAGATCGTGCTCGTCCCAACCGGCGTCTACACCGGCGGTACGATCGACATCGACTACATCGCCAGCGCTGGCGGCACCGACCCCGCGACGGCGGTCGGCAAGGTGGGCCAGGCCGTGTTCTCCGGCATCGGCTACGGCGTCTCAAAGCAGGTCGTCTGCGAGTCGGCGACGAAAGAGGCCGCCGTGGGGCAGCTCGTCGCCGGCAGTATGCGTTTTCGCATCACCGATCACTACGTCACCGACTCGCTCACGGGAACAGGCTTCTAGGTCGCTTTGCCGGCAGGATGCTGGCGCACACAACCAACTATTCGGAGCAGTGATTAATGTCAGTTGATCTTCGCAAACGGCTTCTGAACGCCAATGACATCAAGGTTCAGCCGCTCGACATTCCCGCCTGGGGCGGCACCTACTACCTCCGCGTCATCAGCGGCAAAGCCCGCGAGCACTTCGAGGAGTCGTATTCGCAGGAGAAGATGAAGAACTTCCGCCTGCGTTTCCTCGTGCTCACCCTCTGCGACGATGCCGGGAAGCCGATCCTGTCGGACGCCGATATGGACGCGCTGGGCGAGCGGTCGAGCGTCGAGATCAATCGCGTGTTCGACGCGGCATGGAAACTCAATGCCTTCACTCAGGAGGCAGTTGATGCCCTGGGGGAAGGTTCGCAAAACGCCCAGAGCGACGCTTCCTCTTCAGGCTAGCGCTGGCTCTGGGCAAGACGGTTAGGGAGTTGCTTGATTCGCTGGATTCCGAAGAGCTATCCGAATGGATTGCCTTCGACCAGCGGTGGCCTCTCCCTGACCCGTGGTGGCAGACGGCGAGGTTGGCGAGAACGATCATGGCAGCCTCCGGCAACTACAAGAAGTTGCCGGAGGAGAGCGTGTTCATACCGGCGAGCAAGAAGGCAGAGCAGACGCAGGCACAGATGCTCAACGAGCTGATGAAGCTCCAACAGCCTCAAGGATGAGCAATGAGCGGTAAGGGCTACATCGGCAAGATTTCCGCGATCGTCACGGTAAATACCGCTGACGCTTCGCGGGCGTTTAATAAGTCTGCCGACGAAGCGCAGAACTACGGCAAGCGGCTAGAGTCTTCGATCAGGACTGCGTCGAACAACGCATCGAAGTCATTCGAGGGGATGTTCTCGCAGTTCGAGAAGCTCCAGCGGACGTTTCGGGCGGCGCAGTCGGCGAACTTCAGCCTGCCCGTAAACCCGAAGGCGCTGGAGCAGCTCGCGCTCGCCGCCAGGCAACTCGCCGACCCGCTCTCGGCCGCCACCAAGCAGTTCGACGGGCTGGCGTTTGCCGTGCAGCGGCAGTTCTCTCCGGCCTTGACGGCCGTGAAGTCAGAGGTGCTCGCCGTCCGCGACGCGCTCAACGCAAACGAGTCGGTCGGCAGCGACACGTTCAAGAGGCTGGCGTCCAGCGCCGAGCAGGCCGCGGGGTCAATCAGCCGCCTGAAGGAATTGTCGGGCCTGACAAGCAATCTCTTGTCGCTTCAAGGCACGGGCGGCCTTGCATTCTCGCAGCCAGCGGCCGTTGACAGCATTAACCAGCTAGTCCAGGCACAGCGCGGCCTTTCATCGCTTCCGGCGGCCACCAGAGGTAGCCCTGCGGTTCGTCAGCTCATCACTGACGCGCAGGAAGCCCAGGCCCAGATCAACAAAATCACAGCCCGCATTGAGCGGTTGAGTTCGCAGGG